GGAACGAATTAATATAATAAATAATAATTATAACTATAATCCAAAATCATTATACAAAATAGTTGATTTTATTGAAAGTGAAATATTAAAAGATGAAAAAGGAATGATACTGTTAGTTAATTTACAGATAATAGCAGAAAATAGACGCCATTTGGAATATACTTATTGTTCTAAAGAACAACATTATTATCTATTTTCAAAATTATTAGAATCTGCACATAATTGTGAAACACTATTGAATTTAAAGAAAGATAGTATAATAACCCACGAAGAAAAATTTCTTAAGAATTGGTTAAACTTAACACATTTTATAGGGAAAATTACAAATAATATTATAAATGAATTTAAAGAATTTATTTTATTATGTGGATGTAATAAAAGTATAAAATAAATATGAAATATAATATTTATTTATTATAATAAATAAATAATGGATGTTAAAGTATTGATTAGAACATTTGTTTTCTATTTTTTAACAAGTGGTTTAATAATAGCTTTAGCATTGACTTTTTTAGAACATGTTAGTAAATTTTATAGTTTTGTGAATGTTTTTGCATTTGCCAGTGCCAGTTTTTTTTTAATTAATTTGATGCAATACAATGTTGTTGCCGAAAATAATCCACTTGCTGTTAAAGGATTTTTAATACATACTATTTTGGGAGTATTAAGTTTTCTTTGTTTAACAACTACTATGTTAATCTTACATAGTTTTAAATATAGCAGAAGTGATATTATAACAATTATGCTATCATTAATGGTAATAACATTTGTAACATATCTTTATAGTTATAAAAAAGGGTTTTTAGATTTTTTAAGTTAATTTTGTTTTTATATTAAAAGTGGTTTTTATATTAAAAGTGGTTTTTATAATAAAAATGATATAAATTTCCACTTTAAATAATCGCATATGGCTTTTGCTTATCTCCCCACTTTAAATAATCGCGTATGGGGCGATCTCCCCACTTACATAATAAGCATCATTAATTAAAGTATTATTTTTAATAGCCCGACTCATTTTTGCAGATGAAAATTCTTCATGTAATGCTGCTTTTGCAATTGAAGACCAACTATTTAATACTTCTTTTGTTTTTGCATCTAGTTTTTGTACGCTTTTACCACTTGTTGTGCTACTAATTCGTTCATTATTATTTAAATCATTTTTAAGAGAGATGCCATAATAACCTTCAAACGTTGCATCAATATTATGAAGCCGGATTGGTCCTCCTACAATATATTGACAATTTTTCAAATAATTTTTAATATCTTTGGATTCATTATTATTAATTAGTAAATCATTATTTTTTTTATAATTAATAAATTCTTCTACAATTTTATTAGTTGCTCCGCGATAGTTTGGAGAGAAAGCACAATTTTCAAATAAAAAATTTTCTACTTCATTAGAACTATAAAGTTTTTTATATTCTATTGTTTTCAATGCTATTCCTTTAAATCCATGACATACTTGATTAGAAGTTTGATTTTTAAGACGACACGCTAAAAAACGTGTTCTCATATATTTATTGAAATTTTCAAATAATAATTTTGTAGGCTTAGTTCTATTATAAATACGGAATTGTGCTACAATAGTCGTTGAATCTACTTCTAAATCATTATGTAAAATACAACATTCATTAATAAATTTATCAAACTTAGATTTTAGGTTGGAATCAATATTAAAACCATTTTCTAAAATATTATTATTTTGATTAATTTCATATTTTTCTGTAATAGTTTTGAGAGAAAGTTCTAATTTTTCATTTTTCTCTCTATATTCATTGTTTTCTATTTTTAATTGTTCATTTTCATTACCTAGTCTCTCAACTTCTATTTTATAATTATTATTTTCTTCTATTACTTTATTAAAATTTTCAATATTATATGTTTTTTCAGTTATAATATCTTTAATGATTTTTGATAGACGACTAATAGTAAAATAAGTTGCATCGTATGCTAAAATTTCGTGTTTATTATTTCCATTTACTTCAATACAGCGTATATGTGATTTTATTTTAGGATGTGATTTAATAGCATTTTCTATTTCTTGTCTATTATGAACTTTAAAGGCATCTCTCAAAATAAAGTTAGTATATGTTTTATGATGGTCTTGAACTCTTAATGGAAGATTGTTACTATGCCCGAATTTAATTAGTTTCTCTCCTTTTTCATTGGTATTATCAATTGTTCCAAAATAAATACATTCATTATTTACTGGGAATTGAGAGACAAGTGTTTTTTCAATAGTTTTAAATTTGTCTTGATTTGCATTTTTAAGTAAATTGTCTTTTTGAGAGATAATGTCTTCCTTTTCATTTAATTGATTATCTTTAATTAATAATTTATTTTTCATTTCAGTTGCTTCTTCTTCTAATACTTCTTGAATAAGCTCTTCTAATTTGATATAATATTCATGGATTTCATCTGCTTTTTTTGTTTGTGCTTTTAAACAAAGTGATTTAAAGGTTTTAACATTTAAATAATATTTTTGAATATTTTGCCCACCTTTTTTTTTTGCAACTGTAACTTCGGTTGCAAACTTATCATTATTAATTTCAATATTTGTTTGCTTTGCCAACTTGCAAAGCGATTTTTTATAATCTTTTTCCATTTCAAAATTTTTTTCTAAAACTCTTATACAATTTATTTTTTGATTAAAACCTAACCATTTCCATATATTATCTAAATCCACAATATAATCATCTGTTTTATGATAATTTAAATAACTATAAAAACTTGCTATAAATAATTGTTGCTCTGATTCATTAAAACTATTTTTTACTTTATTTAATAAATTATTATTATGTGTTTCAGTTAGTTTTGTAATTGGATTGTTTGTAATTAAGTCCACAATATTGAATGAAGTCATTTTATAATATTATTTATTACTATTTCTTTAAGTTAATATCGTTATTATAATTTAAAAGCGATTTTATAAAAGCGATATTATTGTAAAAGCACTTTTATATTTTAGAAGCAAAATTATAAAAGCAAAAATATTTTATATTTACTTTTTTATTTTTGAAGCAAAATTATAAAAGCAAAATTTGCTTAACTTCTAGGTTAAGCGATTATACTAAATATTTGTTTTCATAATTAAATTAAATTTTATGAAAACAAATTAAAATATTTATCTTCTTTTTCTTTTAAATAAGGCGTTTGCAGGTCGCCTTACCTGCTTACCATTTACTCTTCCGCACATTAATCTTAGGTCCTTTTTTCTTATCTCGTGTATTCGGGTCATAAACTTCTTCTTCATCATCAGATTCAAGATTTTTGCTAATTTCCCAAAATTCTTTTGAACCTAATTTGAATTGTTTATGATGGTCAGCTTTATACCAAAATATTTGATCACTCAATTTATTAGATTTAGAATTATTATTAATTACTAAACATTCATAATTTTCCGTGCATTGATCCATAACTTGACAAAAGGATTCAAAAGTTGGAAACATACCCGCATAATTTTCATATATTTTTTTTCTATTAGATATGTATGGTTCGCGTAGGATAAAAACATAATCTATATTTGTACGGAGATTTGGAGGAATACCAAGGGGATATTGCATTGTGATGATCAGCATCATTTTCCAATGACGCCCGTTCATAAATAATAATCTCATCATTTTATCTCTGGTCCAACTAGCATCAAAAAGGCAATCATCTAAAATAACAAATGCACGAGGGTCAATAGTAGATTTTCTAAAGGTTTCCATTTCTTTTTTTATTTGTTTTAAAACAGTACGCTGACGCTTTAAAATATTTTCAATAATTGCAGTATTATATTCTTCATGAATGAAGAGTTTGGGGACATGTTCAGCATAGAACCCATTACCGGCTTCAGTTCCACTAATAACAGTTCCAATGGGAATATCTTGGTGATAATAAAGAAGATCTCTAACAAGATAAGATTTACCTGTATCACGCCGGCCAATTAAGACAATAACAGGACCTTTATTTTCATCGGGTTTGAAACTAATATTTTTCATCTCAAATTTTTTAAGTTCTAAAGTCATTATTTACTAAATATTATTAAAAAATATTATTTAATTAGTAATTTAATTTAATAATTATAATTATTAAATTAAATTTATAAATATAGTATAGGTAATTTAAATGAAAAAAAATAATTTTAATAGAACTTTAAAGAAAAGAAAAATTTTATATGGTGGAGCTGGTTTTTCACAGTT